TGAGCGACCTTGTGGCAGGCCGTAATGGCTACCCGTGCGAGCGCGTGGGTTGTTTGAGGATTCTTTAAATATCAATTGTTTAACGCACTTATACTCTTTGTAGTCTTTGGTTATCTTAAGCAAGTGCACTTCCCATCTGCCCTGCCCAGCATCTTTTGCTTCTGCTGGTTGTGCAGCTGTAAGACAAAGCGTGAGGATTAACAACAACCTTAATGCCCCCCCATATCCCCCCCATTGAGGGATAGGCCGTTGATCAGTGCAGGCCAAAGGTTGCCCCTCTAACGGGCTACAACGCACAATCAATGCGCCCTGCTGTTTATCCTCACGCAGTTGAGTTGAATGCAAAATGTTACACCCTACGACTTGACCACAATAGGCAGGTAATGCAATTACGGTGTGTCGCATCTAGCCACATCCCACATCCAGTGCATCGGCTTATGTTCCAATCCATTACCAACTCCCAAACAAAGAGTCTTGTGGGTACTCAATTGCCTTACCTAGTGCAGCGTTCAAGATAGCCAGACCAAGTTCAGGCACAACGCAATTACGCAATACCTTGCGATAATCATCTAAATCAAACTCACGCAAGTCATAACCCAACTCCCTTTCAAAATCTTTCACTTGTGAACGAGCAATTGTCAATCTTGCCTTTTGATTCATCGTGCCAATTTGTGCAAAATCATCACTGTATTCAGGCATTGTAAAATTAGCCCAGAAGTAGTGCCGGCCTCTGATCTCTGGAAACATAATCGGGTCATAGTATGAAATGACATTCTCCACAACATATAACCCCTTGTGAAAGTGCTTCAAATATATGATCTCTTGCCATAATTCCATCGCTGGGTAGCGAATATGACCTTGAGCATTTAAGAAGTTGTTTGTGCCTGAATGAGTTGGGCAAGGTGGACTTGACCAAACCAGATCGTATTTTGAATGATGATCAAGCAAGTATTGGTGAGCATCACCGACAACCAACTCATCATTAGGGAAGTAGTGCGCATAAACCTTTGCAATCTTGGGGTCATACTCCACTGCCGTGATTTCGTGCTCATCACCCCACAATTTACGATTGCCACCAATTCCGGCATAAAGGTTCAAGATCCTCATTTGCTTGCCTCTTTAGGGGCTTTGGGTGGCCGTAGCGCACTCTCATCCATTGCTACTGTAACAAATAGGCAGTTAAGGCATTGGATCATACTCAAGCCCTCTGGCAGGTCGTAAGTGCCATTGTAGGTGCTGAATGGTGCAGTGTCCTTGCATACTCCTCGGCATTTGAAGTATCGGATGCCGTTAATCATACTTTTGCACCATAAGCACCAATTCGCTTGCCCCTGCTTATATGTAAGAATCCCACAACTTTGGTGATTGTGTCGGTGTTCTCAAACTCTGTGGTTGCAGGCAATCCATCAAAGTAATACCAAGCAGGCATCGTTAGTTTGTTAAGGTTAAATGACCAGATGCCCTTTGGTGTTGAGCATATGTAGAGCGCAGTTTTGCCATCTGTCCAAGCACGCTGTGTTACCGCGTGGTACTTGTCGCGCTCGATCATCAACTCATCGTAATGAGTTTCCCTGCATTTAAGTTCAATGTAAACCCCTAGTTGCTCACTGCTGGAATCAAAGCGGCCAACTGGATCAGGGTTCATTAATAGATCAGGTATGTACCGATTTTTAAGGTACAGGAAGAGCTGCATCTCATTCATCGGCAACCCTGCATTTAGCGCAGACAAATATCTGATCGCTGACAATCCCGCCGCTTAGGAATTGCTTGGTGTTGCAACTGTCGCAAGTCGTGGCATCCTCATCTGTTACGCCCTGATCTGTGAAGTGCAGGGCTGTATTGTCTGAAAAGTAAACTTCAAGATTAGCCACGCTTAGCCCACTCTTTGCCATCCATCCCAACTGGTGCGCACTGATCGCCTTTGTGCTGTGGGGAATCGCAGAAATACCCTTCCCACTTCTTGCCTGTGGTTGCGTTTTTGCCAGAGTTGTAAAGTCGCGTGCCGTGCTTGCAAGGGAAAGCGCGGTTGTTAGGCTCACGATCATCTGGTGCTGCTAAGGCATTGACTACCGCCATCACCGGCTCATTCCAAAGATCATCATTTGCGACCGGCACACCAGCTGCGACCCGTTGCACCTTTTCCATTTCGGTACGGCTTGGCCGCTTGCCGATCTTGGCTTGGAATCCACCAGTGGCCAACACTCGCCCAATCGCACTGGTGCAACAATTCTCAAGAGCAAAGTTGGCATTGACCCCACGATCGCTGACAATCTCGTGCGCGTAATCTGTAGCAATTATCGTGCCATCATTCCTGTATGCCGTTGCCTTGATAATAAAACTCTTGCCATCGTTAAATACCAAATCGGTATCAATCCGACCTTCGGCATATTTAAGCCAAAAGAGGGCAATACGCTCATCAACTGTTTGGTACTCGCTTAGGTCAAAGGCCATTGGTTAGATTCCAATCCTGTTTGGCTTTGCTGTATCCAATCGACCGGCCACGCTTGTACCCTATGTGCTTGCCATCTCTATGCCCTATTGCATAACCCAAGAGCACGCACCCAAAACAGATTGCGCAATACATTGCCACCATTACTGCAAAGGCTGTATTTGCTGCCATTAGTCTGCCCTCAATTGCAATTCATTGGCTTTGACTTTTAAGTAAATGCGTGTTTCCACTGCTGCAATAGATCGGTTGCATTTAGCTGCTATGGCTTTGGTGCTTACTCCACCTTGGTACCAATCGTGCAAGATCTGATCCTCAGCAGCTGTCCAAATGCGGTGCGGTAATTCTGGCCTACGGGTGCGCTTTTTCTTTTTAGGAAAACTATTGCGATCCATAGTTAGTGCCCTAGTAACTGGCTTTTTTAACTTTTCAATCTCCGCATATAACTCGCCTATGTGGTTGTAAATGTGCTCTATATCTGTTTTTAACCTTCTCATTTCTAGTCCTTTCCTAGTCCGGACTTTTATTGTGGCACTAAGGGCTGACATTTTGCAACACCAGCCCCGCGTGTCGTGCCCTACTCTTTTGGTGTTCTGCCGTATTTGTCATCATTTGTGCTAAGTGCACGCATAATTACGGGCAAAAGAGAGGCCCAAAGTCCATTGGCAACCATTCGCCAATCCGCGCTGGTGAAGTCCAGCGGTGATCCTCCGATTGTGGCCATCAAGGTTAGCAAGATGGTCAACAACGCGCGGATATATGTTCCACACGCCGCTTTGATTTGTACTGCCATTTACTGCTCCAATCCAAGCGCGATAATGCGCTCTTTTGCCTGTTTAGGGGTCAGGCAAATTTCAAAATGCATCGGATCTTTTCTTTGTTTGTAAGTTATCCCTGATTTAAGTCCATATTTGGCTGCTAACTGAAGAACCAACAATGTTTTTTCAGGTGTAAAAGTATTTTCTGCACCTAATGGGTGTTTGGTTGCGTTGAGATCAATAGCGGTGCCACTTGAATGATTGCTCAAACGCTCTCTGTTTCTGATATTTCTAAAACAGTACCCCCAATCATCAAGGGTACCCTCATCAATTGGCTCAATCTTTTCGTGAAATTCGGCAGCAAAGCCGGTAAGCAAAGGTGCAACTTTTTCAGCGCATCGCAATTTAATCTTGGTGCCCTTTACGGGATAAGACTTAATGCTAATCTCAGCAGGATCTTTGCTTGCTGGCCAACCGTTATCAGATTTGAGGGGTGTGGTCGGCATTACTGCAATCCCATTGGCAGGTTGATTCATTGACGGTCGCTTCACTGTGGCATTTTGGCGGAATAAATGCATCGCGCTCAAAATCAAAGGTATAACCCAATCCTGCATAATTTTTTCGAAAGCCATTGATTCGTGCATTGTAAGAGGTACGCACCCATTGCTCGCCGGTTTCGGCAAGCATTCGATCTGCAAAAGTATCCTCGTCTGAGTCCATAGTAACAATTACTGAGGTAACAATTCCGTTTTCTATTTTTGCGTGATGTGCCATTAGAAGGTAATCGTTCCTGCGCTGGACGCTGTGATTTGATAAACCCGATAGCCTGAGCGCGTTGGCTCGGTGTAAGTTAAATTAGTAAGTGTTGCAGCCCTAAAAGTATCGGCGTAAGCAATTATGACAATCCCAGATGCTCCGGCGCCTCCAAATCCTCCGCCTGAATTAGGATCATAACCCGAACCCCCGCCGCCCGAACCTGTGTTTATTGTTCCGGTTCCACCTGTACCGTCAGGGGAATTGCCACCTGCACCACCGCCGCCTGTTCCACCTGCACCACCGTTATAGGTTGCATTGTATCCACCACCGCCACCGCCACCACCTGCGCGAGTTGTCGCTGTACCGTTAATACTCGATGAAGTTCCGGCTCCACCGGCTCCACCGGTTCCATTGCTTAAACCGTTTGCGCCTACTGCCCCAGCGCCACCGCCACCTGCGGGGGTGTAAGGACTTGGAAAATATGCTTGACCGCCATTATTACCTTGGGCTGGTGAAGGAGTAGCAGTACCTCCAGAACCTTGTGCGCCGCCATTACAACCGCCACCACCGCCTGACCCGCCGTTAGCACCGTTTACATTTTGTGCACCGCCGCCGCCACCGCCCCCTGTGCTGGTAATCGTGCTGAATACGCTGTTTTCTCCGGATACGCCTTTTGCTTGTTCTGTAACCGAACCTGCGCCACCTGCGCCAATAGTTACGGTATTGGCTACGCCACCGGTTACCGCAAAAGATGCA